GTAGTGCCATCAACGTCAACAATATTTTGAACTAAATTATATGTGTCAATTTCTTCAGACTGTGCATTAGGTGAAATAGAGACTTTCAAAAGATCAGTATCTACATTATCAGCAGGAATTGCATAGGATCTCTTTTTAACATCATCCACAGTATATTCATAATCAAGGGTATTACCCTGATAAATCACCACTTTACTAAACATAGCAATACCGTTTGATTGATCTACGGTAGCTGTGAGAGCACTAGGTAAAGTGAAAGTATATCCAGATCCACTTACAGCAGATACAAACACATCCCCAGCTTCTAGTGTGGCTGTCGCTGGATATGATGTTCCTGTACCAACTGTTGCTGTTTGTACAGCAAATTGTATACAAGCCTTAGGTGCTTTTACAGAACGTGGTGTATAGTTAAGTTGTTTCGCAATTTTAACTACATTATCTCTAATAGTCGCAGATTCAAGAAATGCTTCATTCATCGCCATATTAGCGTTAAATGATGCGTAATAAGTGTTATATGATAAAACGTCTAAGAGATATGATGCGGCAGATCCATCAAAATCGTAATCTGTGAACTCATCTCGTGTTCGAAGATAAGATCTAATCGATTCCCGTATCTCAGTAAAGTCTAATGACGTTAAATTGGATGGTATTGCTGCCATTATGTTCTCTCCAGCAAGAAGTCTACAGTTTGTACTAAGGTTTCACCGACAATAGTGTAATCAACTTCAACTTCTAGGTCATTTGTGTCACTTGCACGTACTCTCACCTCATTTATCTGAACACGTGGTTCAAATTGGGTGATAACATTAAAAATCTCTTCTTTGAGTTCTTCTGCCATAAAGACATCAAAATTCTCGAAAAGCATTTGACGCAAACGAGATCCTTTAGTTGGTTGAAAAGGTCTTTCACCAAAACCAGTCAAAATGAGGTTCTTCATAGACTGCTTTATGGCATTTTCGTTCTTAACCATAGAAAAATCCTCAGTATTAGGGTTTGATTTCATCCCAATACTGAGGTCTCGGAAAGCTCGAGATAAATTTCGCTCTGCTTTGAACTTATACGCCATTATGAGTCAGACTTTGACCTTTCGTGGATACGATTTAGGTATTTATCTGAACGGGGATCCGTTATCAGAACCATACCAGAATCGTGGAAGCTGTCTGCTATATCGACAGGTCTCCTGACAGGACCTTTAGTCCATTCTGGGGGTTGCTCTTCCATTTTAGTCCTCCACTAGGTACTATTTAGAGGGGAAGTTACTTAGTGGAGATTTTTACTCCTTGACAACCCTCTTTAGAGCAATAATAACGTCCATCACCCTGATCTTGTGTTAGATAAGAGCAATCAGCAGTCCATTCATCCATCGCTTCTCTAACGATGGACTTAATTTCATCCTTCCACATCTTACGATACTTCTCGTATCGTTCTTTTCGTCTTTCTTTGATTTTTTCGAAGTTGAAGATCATCTTCCTTGTCCACGGTAACGTTTTTTTGCTCGGTTTCTTGATGTTGCACTTAATTTGGTGTGCATTGATGCTCCTTGGCGGGTTTTCTTAGGTTGTGCTGCGACGTATGTAGAAGCACCCCACGCACCAGCCTTTGTTTTTGCCATTAGTAATTAAGCAGTTTTGCAAATTATAGCATATCTAGCCTGAAAGGACATTAGGAGAACCGAAAGCAATATTACTGTTACAAGGCCAGGACTCAAAGGTTGTACCCACTCCTAACGGGTCTCCAAGTCTTCCAATGGGTATTTTGAAGGCAAGAGTGAATCCTGTAGTCGCTGCTAAGACACGTGTATGCCCTATACCCATCTGATCTTCTATTGTTAGCAAACTACAAACAATCGGTGTCGGAATTATACAAGTTGCTTTACCACAAGGACACAAATAATTGATAATATTAGTTGTTGGTGACATATGAGGTGTAAATACATCCCCAGTTATCATAATAGGCAATCCATTAACCAATACTGTTGCTCTCATCGGGTTTAGAGCAGTTAATGGTATGAGAGGAGTCGGAGGCCACATACAAGTCTTCTCCTTCACCATTATAGGCAGTTTTATCGGTGGTGTACCGCAAGACTGTGTACTATGAATAGTAGACGGAATAGGTATCCCGTGTCCTGTACAAGGCAAACCGTTATGGTGTGCTACTGGTCGTGTCCAAGCTAATGCCATTATTGCAACTGTCCTGTTAGATCACATTCATCAAAATATGGATTACCCCATCGTTTTAAAGTCTGGTTTAAGAGGAAAGTAGCACCTGGGAGATAATTTGCCCAATGCATATTTCCATTAAACGGTCCTAGTTCTATGTATGGGTTGTCCTCTGTTGTTTTACCTGTGTCAAATGCCACTGTAGAGTGCACAACTTGACTAAGAGCAGAACAACTACCATATTGGTTAGGTGTACTGCTCTGAACCCACGTAGCAGGGGATGTGAAAGGTTGTCCTGAACATATATCATCCGATGCTAATCCATTACCATTCTCATCATATCCACTGTATACGTTCAAAACACCATCAGCAATGAAATTATGCCAGCAAGGATTAGGGAATTTACCACCAGAACAAGATGCTAACTGAATAGTATTGTAATTATGTGTACTTGATTGTCCAGTTTGCGTGTCAGTAACACTTACTGATCCACTTCCATACGCTGAATAGTTGTTCGGACCTACCCAAGTAGCAAGTTTTTCCAATTCTGACCCATAAAAGTCGAATGTAGTTTCGTCACCAGCACTAGGAACGAACGTATATGAACCACCACCTGCACTGAAACACCTTCCTTTCACGTTACTACCACGTGTACAGGTGTGTGATTTGTTATTTGGACCAGCTGGACGAGGTTTCGTATAAGAAGGTTTGGGTAATGACTCTAACCAATCAAGGAATTTCTGGTTTACACTCTCACCTTTCTTAGAAACATCACCTTCAATCCACATAGAAACACGAACTTGAGCAAAATCTTCCTTACTTCCACAGTATTTGTACGGCATAAACCCAAAAGTCTTCTCTTTACCATACTGATCAAATCCAATTTCAGGACAAGGTATGTCAAAAAACCGTCTAACACCATAAAAATTAGTTTGGAACGTCTCTAAACAGTCTCCACCAAACATTCCTTGTATTCCAGATGCCATTTTACCTTCAACATACTCTGCATCTTCCATAGATTTCGATACAGTACCAGAAATAAACGCATCATTCTGTTCCCATTGAGGTTGAATGCCGCGAACTCCCTTTTGAAGTTCAGATGGATCATAATATTTTGATAAATTTGTCCAATCTTTGCCTACATCTGGATTTAAACACGCAGCAGGGACATTTTTACAGAATCTGACCTTCTCATCTGGGTCAATATCCGTTGCTCTAAGATATCCAGGATAATAATCAGTCTTAACATCGTGATCAAAGTGTGTAAACGCATCTTTTCCTATTTTTAGACCCTCACGCCAAGCATTAGACGCATCTGGATCTGCATTATCTTCAGATTCTAGTGATCTTTCCAATTCATATTGTAATCCAGGCGTTCCACCACTGGTTTCATTACCAGCATCATCATATTGCCGTCCACCAACGAATACATCAGTACGTGTTTCCTTATCACGTTCTACTACAGTGCATCTTACTTCCTCACCTGGCTGGTATCCTTGACCAGGTTCAGTAATTGTTACAGAATTGACGCATCCTAAAGCGTCTAATGTAATTCTTCCCTCTGCTTGCTTCATTCCACCAGTATATCCTGCCTCTGTAATGTACTTTTGCTTACTCATTTGAGCAGCAGTTTGGTGACCATCCTTACCTGTGGACTCAAAATCCTCAGAAGTCTGATAATTTAGCTGAGTTTTACCAGAAACACCGTCTTCAAACATCTCAGGAATATTTGAAGCAGTATCTGAGTACCCTTCTTGCCTTCGAAGGTCAGGAATTTCGATAACAAGCACTGGATTTACGTAATCTCGACCAGCATTTATGATTTCAATGGATCCTATACCACCCTGATTGTTAACTGTTGCTTCTAAAACCGCTTCATCAAAGTTTCTTTTTGGAATTAGAGCGTCATTATCGATTTCTATCTTATAATATGACAGTTTTTTGGGAAATTCATACACTCCAAAGAACGCTGCTTTATCTTTTATCCCATAACCAGCTAAAATTGTGCCAACTCCTCCGTTTGCAGATGTAAATTGCTGCTGATATGTGAACGCATTACCCTTTACACCCTCTATAGTCTGCAATCTCATATACCCACAACGCAATTCATCACCAAAATACCTTACATTTTGTATTAACCATCCATTTATTTGTTCTCCAATCGCAAAAAAGCCCGTAACACTTGTATAACGGAAGAAAACCATCAAATCATCCGTTCCAACTGCCCAAAATGACTCATTTAGACCTACACCATCTGGTGCATCGACTGACATATGCGTTTTTTTCGTCTCCCAAGCGTCTTCACGCATCTCATAGAAGTATGAATGGTAATTAAACGTTGGTTGAACGTTAGATCCTTGTGTTGGTAAGCAAGGTGCATCAGTAGTGATCAAATTGATGCCATACATCGGTCCAGAGAAGGGAAATGACGTATCATAGAGATAATATACGAATTGACCCTCAAAAGCGTCGTGAAAACCCAAAAATCGGGGTAAAGATGCCTTTACAGCACCATTTTTGCCATAATACCACTCAAAATTCGCTTTTTCGTCCAATAAATCGACATTATCGGGGTTTCCCCACCCCATAGTGCTTGCTGGCTCCCCTTGAGCGTTATAATCGGGTTCTTCATACCCTCCAGACTGCCAATCGTACCACCCAGAGCGTGAAACCTCTCCAGTGTTGATCGGTTTACCTGCTTCAATGACCTGTTTCTTCAATCTAGGTGCAGTACCAGCGAAGACATATCCCAATATACCTTGATACTTGTATGCTTGGTCGAGAGGTTTAGCACAGTCAGGAACACCCGCTATTCCAGTTTCTAGATTGACTTCTGTGGCAGGTGTAGTAGTATAGAAGTCATCAACGATATCTAATCTCTTATAATGGTAGAGAGGGACTGCACTCTCTGCAGGATGAGTTACACCTGCTGCTGTTGGACCTGCTGCAGTAGTCCAAATAAATCCTAAGCTACAAATTGCATTTCCTTGATCCTGATTGATTGCAGTAGTGAGTAAAGCATTACAATCACTACCACTACCATCCTTGAAACAAATTTCCGTATTACTATTCTGTAAATTGAATCCAGCTGCATTACCATTAGTGATACTACAATTATAGGTATTTCCAGCTGTAACTGTTGCAGATTGCTGAGGAGACTGTCCTGCTGCTCCTGTTTGGGTAAATGAGATGCCCAAACTAGGAATAGCATACGTACCTAACGCAGTA